TGGGGATTGCACCCACCCCGCCGGTGACAGATGCCCGTATCAAGGGGTCGCGTGGTGGGGTGTTTGACACGACTAGAACAGCCATGTAAATTAACCATCACGCGAGAACAGCATCTCAAGCGTAAGGCCATTCCCCCCGGCCCGTCAAGCCCCCGCCATGTGCGGGGGTTTGTCGTTTCTGGGGGTCGCAGAATCGCTTATAGCGGCTTTACAGCCGGTGAAGGGGTCAGCCGGGGGTAGGCGTAGAATCGGCTGTAATCTGCGGGGTGAGGGCTTCTAGAGCCTTCCATTGCCATACCCTCATGGGAGGCAATCGACCTGCTTTGACCCACCGGCTGACCGCTGGTCGGGACACCCCAAGTTTACGGGCGAGGGCGGCTTTACTACCTGCGACTGCGAGGGCGGTTTGGATGTCCATGAAGCGGTAAGTTAACGATGGTAAAAATAAATGCAAGAGGCTGTTGACATCGGTTAACAGCAAGCGCATCATGGCTCCACGGTCACAAACGACCGGCAACCGGAGCAACAGATATGCGACCCATCCCCCAACACCTGCCCCCAACAATCCGCTGGGCAATCGCAGCAGGTGAATCCAGAGCAGCCCGTGACCTTGCGATGAAGCACGCAAGAGCGCACGCAGACATCCGTGCAGCGTTTGTTACCTGCGCTAGAACCAACCAACGGCTGATGTTCCAAGCCCTACAGATGGCGAGGGCATCAGTATGAAAACCGTTGGTTTGTACCTGTTCTCGTTTGTCATGTTTGCCGCCCTAGTGTGGCTTGCCGTGAGGACTTTCTAATGGACGACTGGCAACAGCAACGCGAGTGTGAGGAACACCGGTACTACACCGAGCCGGTCATCTTTACTTGGACGCAGGCAGACATCGACCGCCACAACGAACTGCGGCGCGAACTTAAACAAATGATTGAGGAGAGCAAGAAATGTCGGAACTTCTGAAAATCAATGTCAACGAACACCTTGAGAAAAAGGGCAACCTGTCTTATTTGTCATGGGCATGGGCGTGGGCTGAAGTGTTGAAGGTTGACCCCGGCGCACAATGGACGGCGCATGAGTGGAACGATAGCCCCGTGATGTACCTGCGAAACGGCACGGCAATCGTCAAGGTTAGCGTTGAAATCAAGGGCAACATCAAGACCTGCATTTTGCCCGTCATGGACAACCGCAACCGCGCCATCGTTGACCCCGATGCGTTTGCCGTGAACACCGCGACGATGCGTTGTCTTGCTAAAGCCATCGCCATGCACGGGCTTGGGCTTTACATCTACGCAGGCGAGGACTTGCCAGAGTCGGAAAAGGCCGAACCTAGCCCCGAGGTGTTGGCGCAGATTGCGTCTGTGACTGACGCGGCTGCGCTCGTTACCTTGTTCAAATCACTTGACCCCGCCATCCGCGCAACGCACATGGATGCGTTCAGCGCACGCAAGAAGGAACTAGCCTAATGGAACAGCGTACAGACGACTGGTTTGCGGCAAGGCTTGGCAAGGTCACAGCCTCCCGCGTTGCGGATGTCATTGCCAAGACCAAGACCGGCTATGGCGCAGGTCGCGCTAATTATATGGCTGACCTTGTGGTGGAGCGGCTGACCGGGCAGAAGGCATCCTCGTTTAGTAATGCCGCGATGGAATGGGGGACAGAGCAGGAGCCGAACGCCAAAGCCGCTTACGCCGCCAAGACCGGGATACTGGTCGAGGATGTCGGCTTCATTGACCATCCGACTGTTGCAATGTCTGGTGCCAGCCCTGACGGGTTGGCCGAGGAGGGTTTGGTAGAAATCAAATGCCCGAACACGGCTACCCATCTGGAATACATCTTCGACGGCAAACCGCCGCAGAAGTATGTGACGCAGATGCAATGGCAAATGGCGTGTGCCGGTAAGCCGTGGTGCGATTTCGTGTCCTACGACCCGCGCCTGCCCGAGCGGCTGCAACTGTTAGTCGTGCGCGTTCTGCGTGATGACGACTACATCAAGATGCTTGAGCAGGAGGTAAATACTTTCCTGCAAGAGTTGGACGACAAACTCAACAAACTGGAAAAGGTGACCCTGTGAACAAGCAGTATGACAACAACAACCGTGGCGTTTTGTTCAAGAACGAAAAGCGCGGCAATGAGAAGGCTCCCGACTACCGTGGCTCTGCCGTCATCGACAACATTGACTTAAACATCAGCGCGTGGATTAAACGCAGCAGTAAGACCGGCGATGCTTTTATGTCGCTCAAGTTTGAGCCGAAGCAGGCTGCGCGTCCCAAGACAATGGCAGAGCAGAATCCCGAGAAGTTCAACGACGATGAGGATTTGCCGTTTTGAAAATCTTCATCGGATACGATAGCCGCGAGGACATCGCGTTTGAGGTCGCACGCGCCTCCATCCTTGAGCACATGGAGGCAGAGGTTGTTGCACTTCGACTGGATGACCTGCGGGAAATGGGGATGTATTGGCGCGAACCAGACCCGTTTTCATCCACGGAGTTTAGTTTTAGCCGGTTCCTTGTGCCTGCGCTCTGCAACTTTAGGGGCAATGCCTTGTTCATGGACTGTGACTTTCTAGTGCGGCACAGCCTGAAACCGTTGCTCGACTTCAACAATCCTGATGTTGCAGTGTGGTGTGTCCAGCACGACTACAAACCCACATCCCTGACAAAGATGGACGGGCAGGTACAGCGCCAATACCCGCGCAAAAACTGGTCATCGTTTATGTGGTTCAATTGCAGCCATCCGTCAATGGGTGGGCTGACACCCGAAATCGTGAACAGCGAAACCGGGATGTACCTGCATCGGTTCATGTGGGTGAATGACCGGCACATTGGTGCGTTGCCGCCGACTTTTAATTACCTTGAGGGCTGGCACACACGGGCGCAGGTTCCTGACCCGACCTGCGTGCATTTCACCGAGGGTGGCCCGTGGTTCGATGAATACCAGAATGTCGAATACGCCTACGAATGGAAGCAATGGGCTGGACGGGTGAGGGCATCCGAGCGATGAAACGCATCTTTCCGCGAGGCACTAGACCGGACGCTATGGCATCTGTCGTAACGCGGATGGTGTCTAACCTTGACCCGCTCAAAACATGGGCGGTCGAGGTTACGGAGTGGAAGAAACCGCGCACCAACCAACAAAACAAGTTCCTGTGGGGCGTGGTGTACCCGTCCATCCTTGAGGGCGGTGGCGAGGCATTGCGCGGATGGCAGCGCGACGACTTACACGACTACTTTTTGGGTGAGTGCTTTGGGTGGGAGACGCTGGAAGGGTTTGGCAGGAAACGCCTGCGACCGCTCAAGCGTTCCTCTGCGCTCGACAAACAAGAGTTCAGCGATTACTTGCTGTTCCTTGAAACAAAGTGCCTTGATATGGGCATCGTGATACCGGAGCCGTCGTATGAAACTGCGTAAAGAAGCCCGAGGGCGAGGCTGCATGGTGCGTATTCCCGAGGTGTGCAACCACAACAGCGAGACAACCGTGCTGGCGCACTACCGGCTTGCCGGGGTATCTGGCATAGGCATGAAGTCGCCCGACATCCTTGGCGCATGGGCCTGTAGCGCGTGCCACGATGCTATCGACCGTCGAGCGCATACCGACCTCGACCGGGACTATGTGCGCCTGTTGCACCTTGAAGGCATGGCGCGAACCCTCGCACAATTGAACAGGGAGGGACTACTGTGACCTTTATGGTAGACACGCCGTACACCCCGGCGTACATCCGCAACGAATTCCTATATGACCACCAGACGGGCAGCGGGGAGTTTACCCCCTGTACCATCTTTGGGTTCCGGGCTGAACCCGCACGAGTACCCATGTTTAGCGTTATGGCGGTTTGTGGGGCGCAATGGGCGAGGGTGCCTATCCATGCCCTTGTCAGCCGCCCATGCCCTCCAATGGCCTTAGAACTCGTCTGCTGGTGGGACTCCTTCAGTCGCCATGCCGAGGTGCGGGAAATGGAGTTCTTGCGGGGTCACCGCGTCCAAGCAAGAGGCAGGGACGGGGTATGGCGACCGGGGGTCTACCTGTTCAGCGTGTTCTGGCATCAGGGTGGATGGTCGGAGGTGTCCGACCAGAGCAAAGACCACCACATCATCCGGCTAGAGTCGGGGCCGCTGATTGCGTACCCGAACAACAAACTGCATTGGGTTGACCCGAGTCATCTTTCGGGCAACCCGCCAAAGGACTGGCAATCTCCCTCACAGAGTTACAGCGTGGAGGCACTATGGTCAGATGGCTTGTCGAATGGTTCAGCAAAGTAAGCACGCGACGGCAGTACGAATGGAGCCGCGTACCGCCCCCTAACTGGCGATGCAGCAGAGGCTACCGCGACACTTGGTAAACGGCTGGAGAGTCGTCTAGCGGTAGGACAACGGACTTTGACTCCGTTAACGGTGGTTCGATTCCACCCTCTCCATCACACCCTGCGCTCGAAGTGCGGGACATCCTTAAACGACTTCCAGAATCCACCCCATTGGTTCTTCGGTGAAAGGCTCTGCCAATACTCACCGACCGGCGTGAGAGCCGGGATGTCGTAGGTTAACTTCCCGTCTTTGAAAAAGTTCAAGTCAATGGCGCACCGCTTGAGGTGGATGCTGTTCATGGTCTTGCTGCGACCAGTCTTGACATAGATAGCCTGCTGCTCTGGGGTACGAGCAAGTTCACCGCCCGTGACGACAAAGCCCAACTCGGTTGCCTTGTTGATGAGTTTGGCGACATCCAACAGGAACGCCGCCTGTTCTGCTACTAGGCTCACTTGATGGCCTCCTTGAGTGCGTCGGTCTTGTCTTTGCTGCTCTGGCTGGAACCGAAGTAGTACGACACGATTTGACTGGCGATGGCAGACAGCACGCCTAGGACATAGATGAGGATGTCCTTGCGGCTTGCCTCCACAGGGCTACCGTCAAACATGACCACGCCGAACAACACGAAGGTCAGCAGCAGGATAGACAACGCGAGAACGGGGGTCACAATCTTGTTGATGAGCGGTGCCTTGTCGGAGTTTGCAATCTGCACCTCACGCTCCCGAGCATCGTTCGTATCCTTCAGCCGCGCTTGCAGTTCTGCGAGGTCTAGTTTGTCTTCTTCCAGACGCAACTTCAGCAGTTCTTCCTCATGCTCCATCTGTGCAATCTGAATCTTCGCCAAGTCCTCGCTGGACATATCAGGCTTCAGTTCCACGCCCAACTTCTTTTCGACATAGTCCTTACCCTTTGCCATGACGGCGTTGGCAACGAGGTTCAACCCGTTACCAAGGAGGGGTGTAAGGATGGCTTGAATCGCTGCGGGAATCACTTGACCGTCTCCAAGAACATCATGGTCACCGTGCCAAACGCCGTCAGCAGGATAAGGATGATGGTTCCACCGACCTTGACCAACAGGTTCTCCATACGCTTCAGACGCGCATGGATGGCCTCGTACCTGACCGCGCACACTTCTTCGTGCGTAGACAGTCGAGCATCGGTGGCATCAATGGTGGACATCACACAGCCCACGGAAGCGGCGGCGCGACAATCGGCGGGTTCTTCTGGGCCTCAATCTGACCCTCGACCGCAGCCTCTGTCGCCGCCTTGTCCACGCCGTTGGCCCAGACCCAGCCAAGCACTTGGTCGAGCGTGAGGTCAGCGTACGGGGTGAACGCGCCCTGCACCACCGGGAACGAGGTCGTGGCATAGACCGTGCCGCTGTAGTCAGCGTCCACGCCGTTGCAGCGCCAGTAAGCCGTCACAACATAGTCTGCGCCTTCGGGAACTTGCGGTACGCAGTCGAGTCGTTCGATAACCCAAGTAATCGTAGTCATTGCTTTGCTTCCTCTGATTTAGGCAGGTGCGGTTCGACCTGCGATTTAAGTTTCTGGAACAGGGGATACGCACCCTGCGCCGTGGGGAGTGAGCCGACGAGGTTCGTCAATGCGACGGCTTCTTCGAGGGTGAGGGTGAGGGTGATGTCGGGCATTACTTGGACTCCAGAGCGGTGACTTTGGCCTCAAGCGATTCGATACGCGCCATCGCTTCTTGCAGGGCTTTGACCAATCGCGCTTCGGTCTTGCTCCACCCGCCAATCTGCAACATCCCATCGGTGCCTTCAGAGACGCAATCTGGATAAACTTCTTGCAAATCTTGCGCGATAAAGCCGATTTGATGTCCAGACCCGTCTTTGTAATCAAACTCAACAGGCTTCAGCGCAAGGATGTTGCTTAACTGCGGCGGCAGGTCAACGATGTTTTCTTTCAGTCGCGCATCTGAACTTGATGTAAAAGTGGCAGCGTTTGCACCGTTGGCCGTAATGTAGCCGCTTGCGGTAGCGCCGTCGTTAATCAAGAAGCGAACAAAAATCTGCGAAGTCGTGCTGGTGTTTGTTTTCTTCTGGAACTGACCGGCCCATTGCCCTTCGTCAGAGTTTGCGTTTACACGAGCCAAAAATGCCGGCGCCAAAGATGTTGAAGTAAATTCCGCACGGCTGCTTTGAACCGTTGCGGTTGCGCCAACCAGCAAATCACCCCCGCTCGTGATGCGGGCGCGTTCGGTGCCGTTGGTGCCAAACGCCATGATGCCGCTAACTTCGTTAAATATTTGCAACTCTGTGCCAATTTGGTAGAGGTAACTTTTTCTCGTCCCGGCATGACTAAGTTCAAAAAGAGCCTGAGTATTACCGTTTATATTTAGCGTTCCACGGTCAGCCGTGCTACTCAGCGTCATCGCCTGCGTGAACGAGATGGCGTTGCCTGCGGTGCCGGAGGGGGCGGTGTACCACTCATGAGCGCCATCAAATCCACGGTATCTTTGTGCTGCTTCGGCACCGATATAGCGATATACACCGCCTGAATCAATATAAGCATTTCCCGAAACATGGACGACACTTACCGAATTATTTTGACCTTGAAAAGCGGCACCATTTCCAGCCTGTATTGCTTTCCATGCGCTATTCCACGCACTCGGCGTTACGCCCAGACCGAGGTTGCCGTCTTTAGTCAAATCAAGAAGCGTTGTCGCGTTGTACAGCACCAGAAGGTCATCATTGGCGTTGGAAAAAGTGCCTTGGAATGTCCAACTGTTTGTATCAGCGGTAAGTTTTAAAGACGGGTTGTTGCCAGCACCCGAAGTCTTAATTTCTGCGTATGGATTACCGCTAGTGTTGACGAAGATATTTCCTGCAACTTCCAACTTCTGACCCGGCGAACTCGTCCCGATGCCGAGGCCCGTCGAGGTGAGGCGCATTTGTTCGGCAGCATTGGCCCCAAAAATCAATACACTGCTTGGCTCCCAATTCCACAAATAAGCCTCAGAACCTGTGGAGTTGATTCGCAGTAATAGACCATCAGTTGAGCCGGAGCCGGTGTTGGTTGTCGTAAGTTTGAAATCCGAATCGCCAGAGTTGTTCACCCCGAGAACAGAACCCGTAAACGTCAGCGCACTCCCACTCGTCGCCACCTTGCTGCCGTTCAAGTACAACACGCCGTTGGCGGTGCCGCCGTTGAGCGTGAGGTTGCCGCCTATTGTGGTTGCGCCCGTGATAGCCGCTACACCGCCTACAGACAACGCAGAGGCGATGGAGACATTGGCACTAAAGCCAGCGTTGCCGACAAAGGTCGAAACACCGCCAACATACAACGACGATGCAATCGACACATTGGCAAACCGCGCATCACCCGCGCTGTTCAACTGCGAGACGACTTGGAAGCGCGTGCCGTCATAGACAACTACCACCACCTCACCGCTCTTGATGTCACCCGCAGCAAGGGCCACAGACCCGTCACGGGTCACAGCCTTTGCACCGAGCGAGTCGATGTTGAGCGTCACCGCGCCCGTGTTATCGCCCGTGGCGACGAAGTAGAACATCTGTCCGGCAGCGTAGGCGGCAACCACAGGCGCACCCACAGCCGTGATGGTGTCCGTCCCAGAGACGCTCGTAA